AACTCCTTTTAGTTTAAGTTAATATAATAGAACAGATGAATGTAGAAGCCCTTCTGGAAACAGAGGGGTTTTCTATTTATTGACTTTACAAAAATAATACTTTACATTTATGTTATTTTAATGGAGGTAATATGATTACAAAAGAAACCTTATTAGACGTAATGCCTAAAAGATTTAAAACTATTATCACAGATGATATAGTAGACTTTATTAATACTGCTGAAACAGATCATATGGTAATAGAAGAATTTAGAGACAACTTCCTTACCTATTCCAAGATACTATCCGAATCTAAATTTACATTATACCAATATACTAATGCTATCAGATTTGTAACCTTTATCATGTTAGGGCATAAAGATAAGGATGCTTACGCTTTTACTTTTCCTGATAAGATAGAAAGAATGAGGGTAGAATATGCTAGTAGACCTGAAATGTATGATAAGATGTTAGCAGGGTATACTCATAAATATAAATCTTCTAAATTAGTAACACAAATACTACAACAGACTATAGTACCTAGTTATGTGTATAATGCACCATACTTTCAAGAAGCCTTAGTAGAAGCTGTAAAGATAATGAAAACTAGTAAGTCAGATATAGCTAGAGTTAATGCTTGTAATACAGTGTTAAACTATACTAAACCACCAGAAGACCAAGTAGTACAGCTTAATATAGGCGTTAAAGACAGTGAGTCTGTATCTGATTTAAAGCAACTAATGGAAGAGTTAGCCACTACACAATTAGAAATGATGGATAAAGGTGTACCGTTAAAGACTATAGCTGAAACTGCTTTAGTACCTGCTAACAAGGAAGAAGGGGAAGAAGAAAACTAATGCTAATAGAAAAGATGGAACTAGAAGATTTAGTTAATAGTGTAGACTATAAGAATATGTATTCTAATAGTAATCCATCTAAATTTGCTCTTACCTTTGTAAACTTCATTAAATTAGTAAACGGTGGTCAAGGTGAAGATAATAAAACACCTATAGTTCATTATGATATGTTAGACCAACTAGAACATCATACGCATAACTTGTTTGTAGCCGCTAGAGGATTAGCTAAAACATCTACCTTAGAATATCTAATACTATTTATAGCAATATATGGTGGGTTACCTATTAAAGGGTATGAAGACTTATCTGTAGGTATGTTTATAGCAGATACTATGGATAACGGTGTTAGTAGTTTAAAGATGCAGTTACAATCAAGGTACGATAATAGTGAGTTCTTACAAAAGTATTTACCCAAGGCAAAAATATTAGAGGGTAGATTTGAATTTGTTAATCTTAATGGTCATAAACTTTTTATAAAAGCCTTTGGGGTTACTTCAGGTGTTAGAGGATTTAAGGCTTACGGTAAGAGACCACAATTTGCTTGTCATGCTAAAGGTACTATTATAACCACAGAATTAGGCACACACAGAGTAGAAGATTATAAAGGTGTAGTATTCCCTAGTTCAATAGATTATGGTTATTCTGTAGAGCTATTTGGTCTAGTAGATAAGGAGATTGTTAATAAGGATCATAAATACGCTTGTAAGACCTTATACAGAATTAGACACAAAAAATATATAAATAATACTACTGAATCTACTACCGATATAAAATATTCAGATATAGACTGGGTAGAGGCCAATAAGCTTTGTTTTAAGAAGCTTATAGGAAACCAAACTTTTGTAACTCACTATATAGCAAAGCCCATAGATTATACTGTAAGAAACATAGAAAAAATAGAGTTTATAGCTTCTACTATACTAGATAGAGATAAATTTGGTAGAATAAGAAAGACAGGTAAGGAGCTTGTTAATAGAGTACATAATTCTATGTTACAAGATAGTTTTTGGTGGTTATATGGATTGTGGTTAGCAGATGGTTCTGCTAATAAAAGGGGTATAATATCTTTTTATATGGCATCAGCTGAGGATAAAAAACATATAATAGACACACTTTTAGCTAAAGCAAAAGAGTGTGGTATTAATATATATGATAATGTTACACATAGAGCAGGCTGTGTTGAAATGTCATGTTGTGATAGAGCTTTAGCTAGATGGTTAAAAAATCAGCATAGAGGTAACTCTATTAAAGATATGCCAGAATGGGTTCTAAAATTAGACTTAAACAAGCAAAAAGAAATTTTATTAGGGTATATTTCAGGGGATGGTTTTGTAGATTATAAGAATAATCAAGTAAGAATAAATAGTGTAAATATTACTGTACTAAAACAACTTGGTATAATAGCTGAAAGATTGGGATTACCATATCATATAAGGAATACAAAAAGAGCTGGTAAAACTACATTTCCTGCTGGATATACTAGTGACATAAAACACCAATATGAAATAAGGTTTAGAGATAACGTTAAAAGTATACTTGGATATAATATTAAAGACTCTTCTTTTGATACTAAAGAATGTTTCATAGAAAATGGTTATGTATTTAGAAAAGTAAAAAAAGTTACTAAGACTAATATAAAATATGAATTTATACCTATAAATACTCCGTCTCATACCTATATTACAGAGTTTGGTTTAAGCCACAATTGCCTAGATGACTTGATGAGTGATAAGAACGCTAACAGCCCTACCATTATTAACGATATAGAACAAATAATATATGGTGCTGTAGAACAGGCTTTATACTCTCCTACTAAGAAACTTGTTATATGGACAGGTACACCATTTAATAAGAAAGACCCATTATATAAAGCCGCTGGTAGTGATGCTTGGAATACTAGGGTATATCCTATATGTGAGTCATTCCCTTGTAGTAGGAAAGAGTTTGTAGGTGCATGGGAAGATAGATTTCCATATGAGAAGGTTAAGAAAGAGTTTGATAGACTACTATCTATTGGTATGGTTGAAGTATTTAACAAAGAACTAATGCTTAGAATTATATCTGATGAAGATAGATTGGTTAGTAAAGAAGATATAGTATGGTTTAAAAGAGACAATGTATTAAAGAATAAAGATAGATATAATTTCTATATTACTACAGACTTTGCAGTATCGGATAAACATTCAGCGGACTATAGTGTTATATTAGTATGGGCTTATACATCTAACGGTGATTGGTTATTAGTAGATGGTGTGTGTAATAAACAACTAATGGATAGGAATATAGATGACCTATTTAGTTTAGTTGCACAGTATAAACCCTTTGAGGTTGGTGTAGAGATTACAGGACAGCAGAAAGGGTTTATATCTTGGATGTATAATGAAATGATAATAAGAAACTGTTATTTTACATTCGCTAGTGATAAGAAATCTAAAGAAGCTGGTATTAGACCTTCTACAGATAAATTAACTAGGTTCTCTACAGTAGTACCACTGTTTAAAAGTAAAAAAATATGGTTTCCAGAAGAATTAAAAGGTACTACTCTAATTATAGAAGCATTAGATGAAATATTACATGTTACTACATCGGGTATGAAAGCAAGACATGATGACATTAATGACTGTATTTCTCAATTACCTTTGTTAAAAGCTTGGAAGCCTAGTGAAGAAATGGTTGGCAAACAAAACTATAGTGGTGTATATGAAAGTGACATAGATGATGTTATAGACATAACACCATTAAACTCTTACATAGTATAGGATTTTAGGATGAAAGTAGCAGAAATAATAAACCACGCTAAATATGGAGAGTTAAAGCAATTATCCCTTAAAACAGATACAGATGCACTTCTGTCTTATATAAATTTAGGTTTAATAGAATTATATAAAAGATTTAATCTGTCTATTAAAGTAGAGATTATACAGACAGTACCAGAGGTTAAGGTGTATAACCTTAGAAATAAAGATATAGGTAGTGTGCTTATTATTTATAATTCTAAGGGAGAGAAACTTAGGTATAAAAGAATATCTTCTGATACAGACTACGAAATAACACAACTAACCCCAACATCTTTCTTGTTTAAAGCACCAATAGAGGAAGAAATACTGTTCTTGTATAAAGCTAACCCACCTACAGTAACCAGTTCAGAAGACGAAATAGAACTCCCCTACGATATGTTAGAAGCTTTATTATACTATATAGGACATAAAGGTCAGTCTAGTATAAATAAACAATCTAATATGCAAGTACCTACAGTTAATTTTTATAGTATGTTTGAAAAGAGTTGTTATGAATTAGAGCAAAGAGGTTATAGTATGGATTTACTTGATATAGAAACTGATATAAGAGATAAGGGGTTTGTATGAGTAGTATGTTTGAGTCTTTATCTAGTACCGTAGGTATATATCCTGATAGAAAGAATACTAAGTTTTACGAGAGTGAGACTGGTAAGAGTGTACATAGAGAATATAGTAATATTACAGGAACAGACACTAAGGTATTTACAAATAACTTTATTAAGGTACTTGATTCAGCAATAATTAATAATAATAAATATCTACTTACTAAAGAACAGGTAGCTTTCTTTGATACCTACTGTGAAGAAGCAGATGATGTATTAAGTCCTGTTATGTTACAGTTTGATACTTTTTTAGGTAGTTATATGGGAGGAACTAATGTCTAGCTTTATTGAAAACATTAATAGGTTAGCAGAAAAATTAGACATAATAATAGAGTCTAATGAAATATTTGATGACGGCATAGTGCCTGTATTGGAAGAAATAGCAGAATTAAACCTTGATGAAGCAATAATGGATCTTAAAAAAGGAGAATATCTTGGTAATAGAAAAATAGATATTAATCTTGCTCTGAATATGCAAGGTATTACAGAAGACACAATAAAAAAGTATCCTGATGATGCAGAAGATATTTGGACAGATGCTTCTAAAACAGTTTATTATGATAAAGCTACTGTTACATTTGTGGATGGTGAAGTATTAGAAATCCCTTTTACGTTTGATGGTAATCCTATCAATATATCTACTCATGGTGATCTTCTTATACAGTTTAATAACAATACAGCTTTTCTTACCAAACTGGAAAGTACCCTTATTGCAGGATTTTCCGCAGATGTTGTAGGAGAATTTGTAAGAATATATGATGCAATAGGTCAAAACAGTAATATAGAAAGAATACAATTAAATGCTGTAAGTGGTTTATACAAAGAAGAAAAGCCTATCTATTTTTGGGCTAAAACAACCTCAGCATTTAGAACTCTTGCCATGAGATCAGGAGATATTATTAAACTTGGTAATGAAATTGATAATATCATACTTCTTGCAAACAGTATTGAGCAGGTTATGGATGTTCAGGAGAGAATACCTGAACTTGTTGATACTTATACAGGAGGTGTACCAAATGGTGATCTTACAATATATAATAAACTAATAGAATTAGAACAGATTCATTCGGCTTTAACAGAACTTTTGGTAATATATGAAGATTTAAAAGCAGGAGGTAATAATTACATACGGACGGTAAGTAATGATCTTAATCTTATCAATTCTTCTGTAGTTACTGTTGCAGATAATTTACAAACAAGGGATACTATTGGAAGTGTAGCAAGCAGTATAAATAATGTTGATGTTGTAGCTTATGATATTAACAGTGTTAATGAAGTAGCAAACAACATTGCAGATGTTAATATTGTAGCTCTTAATATATTTGATGTACAAAACGCAGAAGAAAATGCACAAATAGCAACAGAGAAAGCTGATATAGCTACAATTAAAGCAGATGTAGCTGTTAGTGCGGCTAATACAGCAACACAAAAAGCAGATAAAATTAAAAATGTAACTGTTAGCAACACTGTAACGGCAGTTCCCGGGTCTAGTGCTTCTGTTGTATATGATGATACTACTGGTGGTTTTACTTTTATAATACCACAGGGTGCTAAAGGCGACAAAGGTGATGCTTTTCAGGTTAATGCCATAGGTACTTTAACAGAAAAAAGTAACTATGATGACAGGAGTAAAGGTTTTAGTTTTCTTGATTCAGATAATGCAGAAATATACTTTAAAGCTTCAGATACAGTAGGAGACTGGTCTGTTCCTGCACCGTTTGGTAAAGGAGATAAAGGTGATAAAGGTGATACTGGTGTAGGTATAGTAAATATACAGTTTACTTCTACCACAGATGTAAGTGGTGATCCTGCTAAATCCGGTGCTACAGATACTTACACAATTACATATACAGATGCTTCTACAGCTACTTTCAACGTATATAACGGTTTAGATAGCGATGTACAAACAGTAGCAGGAAGAACAGGAGATATAGTTCTTACAAAATCGGATGTAGGACTTTCTAATGTAAATAATACCTCAGACCTTGATAAACCTATAAGTAATGCTACAAATACTGCTCTTGCAAATAAGGTAGATAAAGTTACAGGTAAAGGTCTGTCAACAGAAGATTTTACTACTGCTGATAAGACTAAACTTACTGGTATAGAAAGTGGTGCTGAAGTCAATGTTGTAAACAGTGTAGCTTCTAAAACAGGTAATGTTATTCTGGTAAAAGGTGATGTAGGACTTGGTAACGTAGATAATACTTCAGACCTAAATAAACCTATTAGTAATGCTACACAAACAGCTTTAAATGCTAAGCAGGACATCTCTACTGCATTAAATGATAGTAATTACGCTACTAAGATATTTAGCGATACAACTACAGATACAGATAAAACATGGTCTAGTGATAAAATTATTTCTAGTATAGGTACAGTATCTGAATTTGAAGCAACATTAAGTTAACATAGGAGTATATAATGAGTTTAGCTGAAAGAATAGCACAAGAATTTAATACCGTAAGAGGAGAAATAACAGAAAGTGACTCTACAGCGGTAAAACTAACTGGTAGTCAAACAATAGAAGGGGTTAAAACTTTTACAAGTAGTATACAAGGAAATCTAGTTGGAAACTCCGCTACTGCTATAAAGCTAGCAACACCTAGAAAAATAACTTTATCTGGTGATGTTAGCGGTAATGTATCTTTTGACGGAAGTACTGATGTAACATTATCTGCGGAAGTAGCTAATGATAGTCACGTCCACAGTACATCGACAATTACTGGGTTGGGAACAGCTTCTACAAGGGATGTTGGAACAGGTGCTGGTAATGTTATGGAGGTTGGGGCGTTTGGGTTGGGTCGTAAAAATACAGACTTCATGAACACTGACCTAGAGATATCAGATTTCAGTATACAGACAACTGTAGGTTTTTATGCTGTGGATAACGATCCGTTGGACGCACCTACTAATTGGAACGGTGGTTCAAAGGGTTCGCTTATTGTTGCTGTAGAGGGAGGAGCAGGAAACAGGGTAAACCAGTTCGCTACGCAAGGTTATCCCACTATACGAACATGGTTTAGGGGGCAAAACATTGACTATACTTGGAATTCGTGGGAAGAAATTCACCACACAGGTAACATCTTCCAAACCACCGGAACTTCAACTGATTACCCAATGAGCCAAAAGGCTACGACTGATGCTATAAACACTGTAGTTAATAGGTCTTCTAAACAAATTGGAGAACCGTTCCCTATTTTTACCAATATAACTGGCGTAACTGAGCCAGATAATTCAGGTAGTATGAAGTTTATTAGGCTAACAGCTGGATTGACAGGGGCAGGGAAATACAATAATGGTTTATTACAAAACGAAACTGTATCAGGCTCGTGGCCTTACATAACCGCCACAGCTGTAATTTCGGTCGGCCCTCTAGCAGGCCAAACAATACGTTTGATTAACTATGAGGGGCGGTATTTAAGGCCTGCTACAACATCAGGAACAATGCAAGAGTCGCAGAATAAAGAGCATACACATATAGGTTCTACCACTACAAATGGTACTCATACACATACCTATACTAAGACAGATGCGCAATTAAGTTTTTACCACACAGCAACGCAAGCGTATACTCAAGTTACACAGTCAACACAAAATACAAGTTGGTCAGGTAATCATGCACATAGTCTTATCATCGCTAATCAGGGTGGTGACGAAGCAAGGCCAAGAACAATAACCGCAACTTATTACATGAGGATAGTATAATGCCATACGCAGGAACAAATAAGATAGCTCAAGAATATTTTGATGGAGCTGTTGAAATAACAGAAGAACAGTATCAAGAGTTTTTAGGATACCAGCTCGAAGGAAAACATTTTGTTTTAGAGGGTGATTCTTTTAAAATTTATGACACTGAAAAGAAAATTATATACAGTAAGGAAGATGGAATTTCATCAGAGATATATGTATATGAAGAAATTCCTGAAACTCATACAGATATTCCAAGACCATCAGACTATCATAAATGGGGATATGACGCATGGGTTGAGGATTTAGAGCTAAAAAAAGAAGTTGATAGACAAAAGATTTTTACCCAGCTTGATGAGATAGATAAAGAATATCATTCAGACAGGTCTTGGAGGGAATTTGTTATTGCAAATCCAGAACAGTTTTCAGCTCAGGCGGTTTCAAGAATGCAGGAAGCAGAAGATAAAGCTTCTACGTTGAGGAATAGATTAAACAGTATGTAAGATACAAGGATTGGTTTTAACATGGTTAAACTCTTATTTTGTACAAGTTATAAACCCGGAGCATTGTTAATTAGAATGGCTACTATGAGTAGGTTTTCTCATGTAGCTATAGAAGTAGATAATATTTTGTATGAGAG